TCTCTACGCCCTATTGCTTGTCTCGCTTTAAGAGCTGTAAGTTCATCTTTCATCATCTCTGCCATAGGAGAGAAACTTCTAATAACTCTAGCATCTTTTCTAGGTGCTATCTTACCACCATGAGCTTCATAAGTGCTTGATTTTGCTACAGATTGTGAATCTCCAGGAGTCTTAGTAGCTGTATGCTTTACCTCATACTTAGTAGCTTCAATCTTACCTTTCTCATTATTAGATGATAACTGCTTGCCATTGTATGTCGGAGCTTTAGCATCACTCTTAACTGAATCTAATTCTTCTTGTGGGTTCATTAGGTCTTCTAACATTTCCATCAAGTTATCAATCTCTGTTTCTGCTTGAGGTTCGTCAGCAAACCTTAAAGCATTAGCTTCCATAAACTCTTCTCTAGAGCCATCTTCTTCTGTATAAGTTTCAGATAAGATACGCATCCATATATCACGTAACTTACACTTGAATCTCTCAAGCTCTAAGTTTCCTGTACTATCTTCTAATATATCAAGCATAAGACTTACCTCTTGTTCCTAATCGTTTATTCTCACGTAAGTTCCAGCGGTGTCTGTCAGCTCCAAAGCTCTCATACTTCTGACCATACTGGAAGTTAGTGCAAAATGTTTGTGTAAAGTTTGAAGGTTCTCCACAGTCAGGACAGACTTGCGGTTCTTCACGGTCATTATAAGAAACTATAGTCTCATAATCGTGGTTGTTCTTACATTTGTAGTTATATAAAGGCATATCTAAAACATAATTAATTAATGATAACCCCCTCAACTAGACAGGGGCTACACTTAACTAACTATTAAGCACCTGGAACTACGAACGCTACACCAGCATCGTTACGTAACTCACCAGTACCGTAGATAGTATCAGCAGTAAACAAGTCACCTAAGTATTCTTGCTTGTACTGAGTCTGTGTACGTACACCAACTTGCTCTGCAAATACTAGAGCATCTCTGTGAATTAAACCACCAACTCTATCAGTACCTACTGTAGGACAGTTAGATGAAACGAATACATCTACACCGTAGATTTGACCAATCTTACCAGTCTTAATAGCATCACCTGTACCAATGAACTGTTGCTCAGTGAAACGGTTGATAGCTAGTAAGTCATTAGCAGCTACTGGAGGTAAGATTAAAGCACGATTGTCCATAGGAACATCAGCGTTATCTAAAGTAAGAATCATCTTACGGATACCTTCGTCTGTAATGTCAGAAGCATTTGATGAAGCACCAGTGTACGCAGTTGTACCTGAACCACCAATTACAGCAGTTTCCCATGCAGCAGCACCTGTACCACCAACTGTACCACCTTGAAGACCTTCCATCAAAGCAAATAAGTCATCATCTACTTGAGTAGCTAGAGCATAACCAGCATCGTCAGTGTAGAACTTACGCATTGAAGCAAGAGCTTGAACCTCAGCGATATCTTCGATAAGCTTTGAGTATTCATAGTGTTTGTTGATTGAAATGTTTACTACTGAGTTAGTAGCAGCACTTAATGTTACTTGGTTGTTAGCTGTCTTAGCAGAAGCTGTGCCACGAGAAGGTGCAGGAATGTGAATAGTATCACCTTTCTTACCTTTGTGAGACATCTTCGTTACTAGATTAGCTAGTACCAAATTAGATTTATAAGAACCAATAACTTCATCTGACCATAGTTCAGGAATGAAATTATTAGCTACAGCAGTTGTTACTTGATTTGTGCCTAAGCCCATTGTATTTCTCCTTATTGAGTTTTATTATTTAACCCTTCCTTCTGCGTAAGCTGCCTGAATCTCATCAGCCAAACTTGCGTATTTGTTAGGGTCTGTCATTTGTAGGTTGATTAAATCAGACCTACGGTACATCTTTTTACCACCAACTGAATCTCCTGAAGAGCGAGTTTCTGAACTAGTTTGTCGTAAAGCCTTCTTTCGTTTCACTTCTTCTGCTTTATTCACTTCTTGAGTCTTACCTATCATAGATATTTGTTTCCAAGTACCTAGTAACTCATTCGCTGAACTAAAGTCATAATTAGCATCGGCTCTACGGAATAGCTCAGTCCTAATTGGACTCTCTCCTACCCACTTCTGGAAGTCACTATTACCAACAATATCCATAAAATCAGGATGTGTTGCTTCTAGCTGTGATACATTCGCATTTTGAGCGTTAATCACGTTGGCTTCCTTAGCTTTGCGAATCTCTGGATGGTTTTCTATTGCTGAATTTACTGCCTTAGCAGGATCATCATAGAAAGTATCCTCAAAATTCACAGGCTCTTCCGTTATTTCAGTAGCTTGATTAGCTTGTGTTTGCTCCATCAGTTGTTGAATCAGTTGTCTTTGTTGACCAACTTCCTGACCTTGCTTACCTAGTACCTTTTCGGCATTTTGGTGCATCGCAATCACTTCTTCTAATGTCTTTCCAGCATACTTCTCTGGTGGTGTGTAAGATGGCTCTGCTTGAATCTCTTCCTGCTGAACTGTCTCCTCTACCACTGGAGTTTCTGTTACCTGTTCTGCTACACCTTCAGGTGCTACATCTACTACTATACTCATACTATCGTCTCCGCCCCGTAGGGTTATGAAGTTATCTTAATGTGGAGTCGTTTCCGATTGTTCCACGGCTATTTGCGTTGCAGATTCTAAGCTAAGCAAATAACCTAGTACCTTTAACTGACCTTTGGCATCCCAAAGAGTCTTTTCATCGTCAATAGTCTCGATGTCTCGAGTATTACTTTCGATGTTTTCTAATTCAGCCATTAGGTCTAGCCAACCTTCTGACTCAAATAATTCTAATCTATCTTTTAAGAATTGCTCGTCTGTTTTCATTGAACAAATCTATTAATTTCTGTTTCTTGTGCAATCTTTCTAGCATTGGCCATATTAAGGGCTGTCTCAGAACGTAAATGATCTACTTCAGGGAAGTTTCTAGCTGTTTCAGAGTTTTTATTCTGAATATCAGCCTTGGTCTTCTCTAAATTAATAGCATCTTTTTGTAATTTAAGAACTTTTTCTTGAATGCTAATATCATTTGGCTGTAAATTAGCCGCTTCAGCTTGCCATTTAATTGCCTTAGCCTTTTCTTCTTCCGCTTCAGCCATAGTCTTCTGAATATCGGCTTGTGCTTTTTGCATTTGTAATTGCATACCCATCTGTTGCATCTGTTGTTGCTCAGGATTAGGTTGATTACCTTGCATAAGTTGCTGAACAATCTGATCACGGTTGTGAATAGAAGAGTTTTGCATCATTGACACCATAATTATATTGAAAGCAGGTGAATCTTTAGGGATTGCTTGCAACATTTGAACCATTTGCTGCATTTCTAACTCTTTAGCCATGATGCCCATAGTAGAGTAAGGCACAAACTTGTAGTCAGCTACAGGATAACGATCAACATCAAACTGAATCTTACGCCACATTGATTTATTAATCATTGGGATCAAGAAAGTATTCTGGAAATTCATTAATGTACGTTTCTGTCTTTTAATAGAAGCAGATTGTGTCATTGACATACCAGCAGAAGTAGCTCTTTCAGCTGAACCGGCATCAGAAGAGCCAGTACCCATCTGTATCATGTTTTGAAGTGAGGCAACCTGGTTATATGTGTTTTGATCTGTGGTGCCTAGCGTCAGAGGCATTAATGCTTGTCGTGGATCACCATTTGTTAGTACAGTTTTACCAGGTCTAACCTCAAACTTGACTCCACGAGGCAATCTAGTAGCATCAGCTGCCATCATAGGTGTGGTTGTTAGGGCAAGAGAGTCAATTCTTGCTCTCATTTCAGTGTCTAATGCTTTTTGAGGGTTGTAACCTTTCTCACAAACACCTCTACCCCAGAATTTATTAGGAACAATGTCGTGTTGATAGCTAATGAAAGGTCTATCCTTCATCATAAAGGCGTTTTCTTCAGCTCTAAGAATGTAAGTATCATTAACGATAGTAACTACCGCTTCAACTAACTCATCTTTTTTAGTATATTCAAAGTCATCTTGATCTTTACTCTTCTTTAAAAAGCGTTTAGGTACTAATCCCCAGTATTCAGTTATCTTAACCGAATCAGATTCATCAGCCAGCTTAGTTTCAGGGTCGAAACCAAAGCGTACAGTGTCATAATCACCATCAAGGGGAACATCACGATAGATACCAGACTTAATACCATCCACAATATGATATCTTGGCTTAATGACTTCATGCGCAACACCCAGCGCATCTTTAATAGAGTTTGCAGATGGGTCAATTAAGAACTCCTTTGGAGAAATAGCTTCAACCTTCACATCAATAGATGGAATTTCAACTAAAGATCTAGTAGAAGCCATAGTACCTTCAACAGGAACTTCTTGTGGCACTCTTTCGACTGTTTGTTCAACTACAATCTTACCAACACCAGTACCATAAATAGCGGCATTAAGAAAAACCTCGCAAATAGCGTCTTTAACACCAGTTTTTTCAAGGTCTTCTTGTAATAAGTTACGTACATACTCAGCATCAGACTTATCTTGATCTAAGAAATCGTCTTGTATGTCAAACCACTTACCTCTACCAAAGGTAGCCTCTTCTAATTCAGCTACTGATGCTTCAACGGCTTGTTGTAGTGCAGGAGAAATGATTCGAGACTTCTCTGAAGATCGCATACGATCAGATTGAAGCCAAATTCCGCGCCAAAGTCGATAATACTCATCCCACTTAGCGACATAATTCATATCACGGTGAGTTCTCCAACCTTCTAACCTATATGTTAGCCAAGAAGCTAGAGCTTGGTACTGAGTTTCTTTGTTATCGAACATAAGTGCTTGATTTCTCTAGTAATTTAAGCGTAATATATCATAAACACAATACAAAAAGCAATTATTTTTATTTTTATTTAAAAATCAATGACTTACGCAGGTTTAATATCCAGCAACCTCATCTTCTGGCTCCCATTCTTCTTCTAATTCAATCGTGTGGGCGAAATCAGCTACAGATACTTGATCAATATATGCAAGAGCATCTAACATATCATCATGTGACAATCTATTTGGAAAATCAACCATTTGAGAGACAAAAGACTTCCAATCTACATCTTCATTAAATGATATTTGGCCGTGTTCCATTCTTCCTTGCAAAGCCCAAACAATTCTCTCGGATTTTTTCTTGCCGCCATGTCTCATTTCAATAATTGATACATATTGTCCTTGAGTACGCATCTCATCTTCCAAATAAGGCATGATAGCATTACGAAGTGATCCAGTTTCAATACCAACAGTCGAAGATTCAACTTTAACAGCAGATGTAAGTATCTTTTTAGCTGTTTCTTTAATATTCCAACGACCATGTAGTATGTCTTTAACCCACCACTTGTCTCTATCAATTTTAACAATAGCAATAGCTGTCTCATCTAATCGACTTCGCTTTAAATTACGTTCTTTTTCAATAGATTCAAATCCAGCAGGGTCAATAGCAATAACATAAGAGCCTTCTTCAGGTTCTGGAGCCTTCTTAAACCATTCTTCTTTAAAAACACCACCTGTAAAGGTCTCAAAAGATGCTTCAAACTCTTGTCTGAACGACATAGAAGACATTGATGTTCTTGCAGCTTCAATTTCGTCTTCAGGAATAAACGGATTGTCAGTAGAGTTGAATTGAAACGCTTCCCAGTCATCTAGCTCTAATGCATCAGTATAAATATCGTAAAAGTGATTCTTACCAGCAGGAGTACCAATAAACATAGCACCACCTCGTACATCGGCAAGAGTAGGTCGAATAATCTGTTCCCACACGTTAGGTTTCATAGAAGCGTACTCATCTAGTACAACATAAGCCAAACCAACACCACG